ACCTTTCTGAAAAAGCATCTCTTGTTTATCACTACCAGACTTCTTTTCAAGTTCTTTATGAGAGAATACAGCACTTGCTGCCATACTTATACTGTTTCTAGTACAATCTTGTTGTCTAAATAGTATAGCGTTGAACATCTCATCAATGTTAGGAACTTGAAATACACGTGCATCAAAGAATGCTAATGTAGACTCCATAACATTATCTGTATCCAAATATCCATTTGAACTATTTCTAACCAACCTCAATTGATTAAATTTTGCAGTTGCCAATGATGCAGAAATACTTGTCATCTTCTGTACATTATAATCAAACCATGCATCTGTATTGATTGTATCATTATCATATAAAACAACAGATATTTCATCTGATTGTGTATATGCGAACTTCGCACCTTGTATGTTCTCACATAAGAATTTTGCAGTTTCATCCATATCTTGACTAAAACCATCATCAAATGGTTTATTTAGTCTTTTGGTTAACTTAGAAAATCCTTTACCATCAAGTCTGATTATTGTTATTGTACGTCTAGTTAAAAACGTTTTGGTTCTGTTCTCGTATGATTCCTTCATACGGTCACCTAAGCTTTGTTTATTACCCATTAGTCATCAAGTGAAATAAATAATAAAAAACACAACCATCCCCATCCATCAACACCAGCCAATGCTAATGTTACTATTCCAGCCACCAATGCTAACTGTATTAAACTATATTTATTAAATTTTTCCATATTTTTATATTTAAATTTCTATTTTTTTACTTGATTTTAAAGCATCGTAACTTAATCCTAGATTATTTGCAGCGATAGCCATACCTATTTGGTCATCGACACTAAAAACAACAATCTTTTCATGTACCATTGTTTCTAATGAATCACTAATTATTAATTCAGTTAATATTGAATTATCAATTCTGTCGTATGCTGGACCAGATAGAACACCATGACTAATTATTGCTCTAACACTCTTAGCACCATTTTCAATCAGAACATCAGCTGCTTTGCATAATGTACCAGCGGTGTCAACCATATCATCTAAGATGACAACATCTTTACCAGTCACATCACCAATGATAATCATTTCATCAATAATATTGGCTTCTTTACGTGTTTTATCTATCATTACATAATTAACACTAACACCATATTTCTTAAATAATTGGTCTTTCATACGTTTAACACGTTTACCACTACCAGCATCTGGTCCACATAATATAATATCTGTCATTCCACTAACTGATAAAGCATAAATGTAATTATCAAAAACATTTTTACCCTCAATATGTGTTACTGGAATCTCGAAAAACCCTTGAATTTGGTCAGCATGTAAATCATAAGTAATAACACTAGTCGCACCCAAAGCTTCAAGCTTCAAAGCCATAACCTTAGCACCAATAGGTCCACGTGATTGGTCTTTTTTATCTTGACGAGCATATGGAAAGTAAGGTAAAATAACAATTATCTCATGAGCAGCTGCACGTTTTGCCGCATCTATTGCTAACTCTAATTTAATAATCTCATCTGATGTGTTTGGGCTTGATAACAAATACACACGTTTACCACGTAATGAATCAGTAAAATCAACACATAACTCACCATCAGAAAATTTTTGATTTCTTAGATAACCAATCTCTATATTTTGTGCTTCTGTTTTATTCCATGAATTAGCCGATAAAGCTATTTTTCTTGCAATATCTTCTCTACCATCAAGGGAGAATAATAACGATTCTATCATATTTTTTTTTTTTACAAAGGTAAGTAAATTATTTGTACTATACAAACAATTAGAATAAATAATCTGAAACTTTTTCAGAACCAAATTTGGAAAGTGTTCTAATACCAGAACTTGATATGTGCTCAAACTCTTTATCACAAAATATACTCACCATATTGATTTCTGGCATAAGGTCTTGTAAGTATCTATATTGATTCATTTCATATTGTAAATCAACACTATTTCTAAGACCTCTAATCAACGTTATGCTATCACATGGTAAGATTGTTTGAATACGAACAATAAAATCTGTTAAAAGACAATCATATTCCATTATTGTTCTATCTTTTAAAATCTCTAATGACCTAATATCATATTCTGATATTTCTTTTTCTGGGTTAACACCATTTGCTATTATTACTTTATCAAAAATCTTTTCAGCCTTGCATAAAATATTATAATGCCCTTTATGGAAAGGGTTAAAACTACCAGCATATATTGCTACTTTCATATTATAGTCTTCTTCTAAGTTTATAACCAACGAAAATGCAACCAGATATAAACAAAGCAATAAACATATACTTTAATACTATGAAGAATATACCAATAGCTATAAGTATACCTTTGATAATGAATATTCCTAACAAAACTGCTAGGAATATTAGAATAAATTTTAATTTCATAAATCTTTTATTTTTTTCCATAAACGATTATGGTATTGTGCGGCATAAGTACCTATCTCAAAGTTACCATTATAAAGAATAATCTCCAAAGCTAATGGTAATTCAGCATATAGCTTGTCCCAAACTTCTTTTTGTTCATCAGTATAAGTAATAATATCTTCATGTGTTAAGAAATCAATATCACTTGGTTTACCTTCAAGAATCAATTGCATTGCATCATATAGGTTGTTCTCACCAAATGGTGCTGGGTCATATGTATCATCTTCTGTCCCAACAATAAAACCTTTACCGTTAATACTCCACTTTAAATACTTTAAAAGCTTTAAGTGGTCTTCTGTTATTTTAAGTGTTAATAAACTCATATCTAATTAAAACGGTAAATCATCGTTATCATCTTCAACAATTGTTGTTGAAGCAGTTTTCTTAGCTTCTTTTGCTTCTTTTGCTTGTGTTTCAATAAACTTTTTTTCTTCAGCATAAGTAATAATAGCAACACCTTTGTTGTTGGTATAATACTTACCTTGATATTCATTACCTCTTAATTGAAAAGCTATTCTAACTTTATCACCTTCAGATATTTCATCAAGCTTGTTGATTCCATTCTCATCTGTGAACTCAAACTTAATATGTTGCGGATATTCATCCTCTGTCGATACAACAATTTCTCTTTTCTTAAAATTGTTTTTAAACTCTTGAGTATCAAAGATAACTTTAACTACTCCATCAAATACATAATGTTCCATAATTTTTATTTTTTGTTTTTATTACATTGCAAATGTACTAATAATATTAGTAACTAACAACATTTTATTTATTTATTTATTTAATAATTCATCCACTATTTCTCTAACTCCCTCAACAGCAGTCTTATTCACATACTCTACATTAAGTCCGTAGTTATTTAAATAGTGCTTAGGTGATGGGTCAATATAGATTATCCTACATGGATTATCAGAATCTGTCCTCCTAACATTATTTAACATATCCAACGTATAGCTTATTTGTAAACTAGTACCAACAATCAATAAGACATCAGCATGATATACAGCTTCATAACCTTCATCAACTCTATATGGCATTTCATCAAACCAAACTATATCTGGTCTTAACTGTGAATTTGTTTCTGGACACTTAACACCCAATGGTATGTCGTTATAACCAATATAATATTTATATTTCTTAACCATTGAATCACATGATTTTGTTAACTCACCATGCAAATGAATCACGTTATCACAACCACCTCTCTCTAATAAATCAGATACGTTTTGAGTTAAATGAGTAACATCAAATTCTTCTTCTAATTCAGCTAAAGCAAAATGTGCCGCATTAGGTTCAACATTAGGAAGTTCACGTCTTCTTTCATTATAGAAATCCAATACTTTTTCACGATTTTTCTTCCATCCTTCTGGTGTTGCAACTTCATCAATCTTATAGTTATTCCAAAGACCATCTTTACAATCTCTAAATGTTAAAATACCAGATTCTCTATCCAATCCAGCACCACTAAACACTACTAGTTTTTTCTTTTTCATAATTTACTTTTTGTTTGATAAACCGATAAGTTTTAGAATAGTAAATAAACCACCAACAAAACCAAAGTCATACCAACCACCATTGTTATTTATAGCATAAACTGAAATATCATCCCATATTAAACTACATATAAAAGCTGGTCCAGATATAATACCATGCCATGTTCCAGCCCAAAAACCATAAGTATGACCATCTGATGGTATACATTCTTGTACATTGGTTGAGTTGGCACACCCAGTTAACGCTAATCCTACTATTACGATACCTAGTATCATAAACACTGTTTTTTTATTCATCTTCATATTATTTAATTTTAGTATACATTATATCTGTTCTAAGAACATATTTGGTCCCTTCTAACACTGGACGACCACAGTGCATTATTTTATGTTCAAATAATAATAACTTACCTTCTTTTGGTATGATTTCTTGCCCCTCTAA